GCTTTACAGCGTTAAATACTCCTCAATGAAGGGGAGTTCGAGTTCGGGAGAAACGACCCAGCCTAAGCTTATTTGTTCTCTTACACTCTCACCAACATCGTCCTTAACTTCTTTAGACACGCTCCCAGGGTTGGTGTGGTTCCCTGGGTGGTCACGTGTGACAAATAGGGTTGTGAGTAGTACCTTGAAGCACGCAACTTAGTCGCCAAACTTAGTCACACACCACGTTCTGTACTTAGCAGTGTTTCCTCCAGCCTTTGTTGGTCCGCATGGTCAATCTTAAATTACCATTAGCTCCTGCTAATCAAGAGCCTTTGGCGTTGAGCGATCGGAAGGGGGGGGAGTCTTACTTGTTGGAATTCAGCCTCAGAATTCAGGTAATCTAAACCAGCCAGCCTAGTAACTGTCCAGATTCGCTGAAGAAATTGGCTCCAACCTCATTCACCTTCAATGCCAGTCCTGCTTTGTTAAACCGGTTGGAGACAATTGTCCGGTTCTCATATTTAGACCTACAGAGTATCAGGTGCCAATCGGGCTTCTTTAATGACTAGCCAATTGAGGGAAAGTCTTGTGTGTCCACTAGTCAACGTCCATTATAAGGTCCATACCTGCACCTCCGGCGATAGCTCCGGGGACACCCCCGAAGTACGCCCCTGCAAGTCTAGCTCCGTACCCAAGGGCCGAACCAACAAAACGGCTTGCGCCGTTCGTGATGGCCCGGTGCACAGCATCTTTGCCACCTGCTATGAATGGGTCCATGCCAGACTCGAGCTGTCCTGCGACCCGAGCAGCTTGAACAGCCACCTGGCTTACAGGGTTTGGTCGAACCATGCGAGTAAACACCGACTCTGCCGACACCTGAATCTCGAAGTTGATGGAGAATTCAACTGCAATCAACGGGACACTGGCGCTACCATTCGCAATGATGGTTACAGCAGTGCGATTGTGATGGTCAATAGCTCCAGTGATGTCGATGAAGTTGTAGGCGTCGGGTCCGCTGGGCCGACTGATCCAGGAGCACGGCTTTCTCCTGTCACAGACGGTAGCTCGGGAACCAAGTCCCAAGGAGCTGTCGGGAAACAATCCAAGAACGGCGTTGTTGTAGGAATTGTAATCCGACCACTCAGTTGCAATGACGCTCCCGCCGGCAGAAGTGGCGGAACTGACGTCCCACCACGTACAACCAGCAGAAACAATGCGAGCCCCTGCGGTATTGTCAGCGGTGAGAATGCTAGGTAGCACCCCATCGCTGGTGTCGGGTCCGGCAACAACCACAGAGGTACCTGAGAAGGCGTTCTCAATGTAGAAGAAACCGTTGGTGTTGGCTAGAGCAAAGGAGGGGACAAACGTTAACGCCGCCCTACCTGACGTCCCCGCAGTCAATGTTACCACTGACTTTGAGGTGTAGGTTAGGGTGGCAGTCTGTCCAACAGCATCCGTCCACCTAGCTCCAATAGCCGCGTCGCAAAACGGGTCGGTCATGGAACACACACGGTGCACTAAGGCGGCACCAGCCCCACTATTCTTTCTGGTAGTTGTGGATCTACCTTTGCGGCTACGCCTTGGCGTGGCGTCTCCGCGGGCTGTGGAACGACGGTTTGTCTTGTTTCTCGTCATTTTCCCAGGGGCAGTGTAACTCTGCGGTGGAGTTGTGTAGCCACTCCCAACTGTCTACAACTACTTCCGCGGTCAACTGCTGCTCCTTGCCCATGTTAAACGACCACTGGCTTAGGAATTTTTCCATGTCCAGTTGCTCGGTTACTGTCAGCCCAAAAGCTTTCTCGAAAGAGACCCTTGCACAGTGGGTGATGGGTGCAGGGTCAAGCCGGACCAATTGGCGCATGTTGCGCTCGGCCAGCTCCCTCTTGAGACGATGGGAGAGTGTCTCAAGTAGGTCTAGGGAGAACTGCTTCTCGGTCGACGCGTTACGGCAGAGTGCTAGGGCGAACTCCTGCATGACAGGGACGCCTAAGTTCAACACGAGCTCAGCCATCCCTATGGTGTTGATTAGGGATGCGCGTGCTCCTTCCTGGCAAAAGTACTTTGTACCGCCTAGACAGGTGCTAAACACCTTGTCCGGGTTCCTCACGAATCGTGTCTCATACTCGTTGATTCGTATCGGTTTTGCCTGGCAGAACTCAATTTCTTCCAGCTCACTGGCTATATTCTCGACCTTTATTTCCATTCCAAACTCTAGGAACTGTTGGTGCACGTTGTCGGTCACCCATTTAAGTTCCTCGGACTCTATGATAAGGAGGCAGTCATCTCCATCATCCAGCAGGTCATACATGCGCCCCGACATAATTGTCGCGACCATCAGGACCATTAGAACGCAGTTTCCAAGCGCAGTGTTCATGTCGCCACTCATTCGGCGCCCCTCAACATCGTACTTTATTCCGAGGTCAGAGACGCCTTTGTTGTGCAGCTGCCATGAGAGTAACTTTGCAAACTCGGGGTCTGGGTTCATTGCCAGATACACCATATGCTCCACCTTGAGAAGTTCGGAGTGGACATGCAGGTCGAAACGTGTCGCGTCTAACGACAGGACAACAGGGCACGTGAATCGGGCGAGCTTCTCCATAAGCAATCTCGCCCGTCCAGCCTGACTAAGCCCTTTAGCTATGCACCGAGTAGCAGGCAGGAAGTCTCCATCCCCATGAAGTCTGTATAAAACTTCCTCCAGGGGTTTGAGAAATCTACCAAGTGCTACGCAATAGCGTGCACTACGGTACTGTATGGCTCGAGGGTCAGGATTAACCTTGTTGTTCGACAGTTTCTCGAACTTGACAAACAGCTTAACTCGGGCATCACGTTTGGTGTAACCTCCACCCAACACGTCATCCACGGCGCGTCTATAGCGCATGCGTTTTAACCCCGTATAGCATTCTGGCATCTTAAACCAGTTCCATGCCGGAATTTGGGGGAGTGTGCGCGTGAGTCTCTTCGCTGTCGTCTTTAGTCGATTGATACCATTCTCGGTCGGTATCGGAACGTCCGCTAATACACGGTTACGAATCGCTGCTATTTGGTTATGCAGGCAATTGTAATGTGCAAAGGGAATGAAACCATCTCGTGTCTCCACACGAGCTATCCGCACCCAGCGCTTCTGGTGCCTGTCCTCGGTGTCGGGTGGCATGTGAGTGATTTGACAGCCCCTTCCTAACTTCTTAAGGGGGACATCTCCTACACACACACACGGAACCGACACCGGGGACCTTCAGACAGTGGGGACGCTGTAGCGGCCTGTGTTGCCGCTACGCGCCCAGTTGGTGATCTTCCACATGCCATCATTCCACCCCTGGTTATCCCAAGTGCGGAAGGCAGTCCTCTCAGCAAGCCCTATCTCCATAAACGCAATCGCACTGCGCAGGACCTGATTGGCAATCTCAATCTCGTCCCAATGCTTACGATACGTCCGGATCCAGGACAGCGCCTTGTGGCGGACGTTCTTCACGTAGTGCTTGGTCCGTTCCTCGAATGCCATCGTCGATAACAGATGCGCAGCGAGTTCGGGGTCAAGTCCGTTCTTACGTGAAACCATCTTGATGTGCTCCCTCAAGTCCGGAATACCTTCTTCGGTCCGGAATGGGAAGAGCGCCAGCAATAGGACGGCTATGAACGCCAGCACGAGCCAAGGGGTGGGGTTCCTAGCTTTGGTCATGGCTAGTACCAACAGGAGGGATACGACGACGAGTACATAAGGCCATGGTGACCTCACGCCGCGCTTCCACACTACAACTAGTGTACTCCTCCCTCTCACCTCCTCCCATGTCATTAGAGATTCAACCTTCTCCTGCTTATCAACCAGTTCGTTCTTCAACGCATAATGGTCGGTCTGCATCTCAAGGTCTTCGATCTGTTCTCTAATGAGGAAGTTCCCGTAGATATCGGGCTGTTCTTCCTCACCGTCACCACATGACTGGGAGTGCTCGTCGGTTTGGGACTCTACGTCCCTATTCCTCTTACGCGCTGAGGATGCTTCGCGGAGTCTATGAGCAACCAACTCGCTCGTGACTCGCGCCAGCTCCCGCTCCACCCGCTTCAGCTCCTCAGGGGGAGCCGGTTCAGATGGGGGGTTTGGGGACACTAGAGGTGACGGGAGTGGTAAAGGACCAACGGCCCCGGAACTACTACGTCTTTTTCTAACGAGCACGGCCTTCACCACGGGTCCGGCCTTGCGGGGCGGACCGTGCAGTTTAGGCGGCTCAACAACAGTCACACCACTGTCGCTGTCCACAGTAGACCTTCTTTCGGCTTTGCGCCGGCGGGGGTTGGGTCTACCTCGCGTATTGGTGCTAGTGCTTCTCACACCAGCTCCACCACCCCCAGGGTGGGTTGCGGGTCCAGTGGCCATGGACGCCGCGGGCTGTGAAACGGAATTATCA